ACACATCTTCAAAAAAGTCTGGAAGCCAAAGAAATGGCGGAGAAGTTTGCAAACAACTTCGTGCTTACAAGAAAAATAAAGCTGGTGTTCTTATTTCAATCGTAGGATTTGGAAGACCAAAGTTTGGGGCTTCAGCAACTACAGCAAAAAAGGCGGCGGCATCAAAAGATACTGCACAAAAGATACCAGCAAAGGTAGACCCTAAAGTTAAAGCAGCAATTGATTTATTAACTAAAAACGGATATACTGTATCTAAATAAATGAATAAGTATTTAATAAAGCTAGAAATTTCAGCAGAAGTAGAAGCTTTTGATGAAAACGATGCTAAAGAATATATCTCTGATATATTTGGTACAGATGATGAAGTAAAATCTGTAAAAATCTCTTCAATAAGAGTAAAAGGGGAAAAAAAATGAAATCACTATATGATCTAGAATTAAATGCAGCAGACGGTACACCAGACTTTTTGAAAAAGTATAAGGGTAAGGTTACAATGTTTGTAAACACTACAGTAGGTTGTGGAAATGCAAACCAAATGGAGGTCTTAGAGTGGCTTCAGCAGAAATACAAGGACAGAGGCTTTGAGATTGTAGCTCTTCCAACAAATGATTACTGCGGTCCAGGAGTTACAAAGGGAGCATGGTCACAAGGATTAGTTGAAGGAATGGATTCACAAAACTATGGTTGCGATGTATACGGGACTACATTTGGATTCTCTGAAAAAGTAAACTCAATTCCAAACAGAGAGATAGTCGGAGATCTAAATGGGATAGACCAGCCATTTGGAGAGCCAAGCGAAGTTTTTAATGTAATTTCAGATCACGCAAATAATTTATGGGGTAAGGCCCTAGAGCTAGGAATACAATTCCCATTTGACCAGTATTACTCATGGTGGCTATGCCAAGGATTTTATGCTGGAGCAATCCAAGCTGCAAATTTTGAAAAGTACTTAGTGGACAAAGATGGTTTTGTAGTTAAGCACTATTCTCCTTCAGTTCTAAATCTTGATGTAGAGAAAACACTGAAAGACAATTTGATTAAAGATTTAGGATTAGACTACGGAGATTTTGGTGCAGATCTGTCTAGAATACAGCATGGGTCTAATGTTTCTATAGGAGATGGAGGCAGGGTCGAGCTTGCTGCAGACCATGTATTAATGGTTTCTCATAGACAGCAAATTGCACCAGGTCCAGGACACGGAAGATCATACAAGTTATTTGAAGAAGAATGGTCAGTAGTATGTTCACACATTGAAGAGTTGCTTGATGGTGAATTATCAATGATTAACCCAAATAAATAATAAAAACAGTTGACAACGGCTGTTCTATTCCTGTATAATAATTTATAGGTATAATTAAGACGAGTTGGATAAATGCTACACTTATATGAAAATGGAGTAGAGATTCTAAGGAAAAGAGTTCCTAAGAACAAGTTTGATTTATACTGGAACAATTATAGTTTAGTTGTTTGGGAAAAAAATAATAGCGGATATTTTGACACCAAAGGCATCTATAAAAATAATTCCTGGGGAATCGCAAATGAGTTTCCAGTTAATCCCAAAGGGGCATGGACTCTTCCGCTAAAATATGTCAAGTATTTTAAATAAATTAGATTCAGATGAGCAGTCAGTAAGATGGTGGCATTTAGCTGCATGCAGTGGAATGAACACAAATCTATTCTTTGATCAATATGAGTCAGATATTAATATGGCTAAGGCTATAGACCAGTGCTGTTTGTCATGCCCAGTTAGATCCATTTGTTATGAGTCTGGATTAAAAAACAGCGAGTACGGTGTTTGGGGTGGTGTTTTTCTTTCATCTGGTTTAGTTGATAAAATGAAAAATGCTCACAAAACAAAAGAAATTTGGAAACAGCTAAAGGCGAACAAAAATGTCTAACGTTTATGATAACCATCATTTTAAATATGGAATGAATCAGTGGACTGGTGAACCAAACAAACCAGTTTTTTATAATGAAGATATGAAGAAAAAGCTAAGAGAATTAAATAAACCTATGTTCTTGTTAATGGATGTTGTTAAGTATCCAGAGTTCCTTGCTTTAAGATTATATGAGGATAATTTTATACAGTTTGATGGAATTGAAAAAGAAAAGGTTATAGATTATGTGTCTAGAGCTAAAAAACTACTTGAGTCATATGGTGTTCGAGTAGAACTAGAAGGAAAGCCAATGTCATGAGCGAATTAAAACCAGAACACACTTCTGTAGTTGACAACTTTCTTAGAGAAAACTCAAGTGGTAGCACACACTATATGCTAACTATTGCAAGAGACGGAGAAAGTCCAGCCAGATCTATCTATCACTACAATAGCCCAATAGATGTTACTGAGGCGTATAATAAGTACACTGATTGGGGATTTGCAAAGGATTACCTAACAGTAACAATGTACGGACCAGGTGGGCAGCTAGCGCAAAAAGTTAATCGCAGATCTTCAGGCGGAAGCCAGGGAGACTGCACTTTTGTAAGAGAAGATTATATAAAGGCAGAAAAGATAATTCTAAAATATAAGAATGAGATGGCAGAAGAAAGCTATACAAGCCTAGTAAAAGACTTTGCTGGGCTTTTTTCAAGAGACAACATTAGATTTAATGTTAGTCGTTTTTTTAAAGAAACAGAATGCGAAGAGGTTTTTGAATGAGTGAAAAGATATTTTGTTATTCATGTAACAAAACAAAGAATAAGCTAAACTTAAAGAAGTCATCATTGCTTACAATCAACTTATTTCTTTGCCAAACATGCATAGACAATAAGTTTGAGCCAAGGTGGGTAATCCTTATTGCTGGAAGACAAAATGGGCACGAATTAGTTAAAGATTTTATACAAAAAAAGAGATATATTGGCGCAGAAATTACAGCATCTGAGCTATTAATTTAGATTAATTATAAGGTATAATTACCTTATAATGGAAACAACTTACATAACGATTGTAGTATCAATATTAGCTGCAATGCTTAGTGGATTTGCCACTGCGTTGGTTAATGGTTTTAGGGACGCTAAAAAAGAAAGAAATAGGCGGGATGAGCGTGAAAAAGACCATCTTAAATTAGATATAAAAGATCTTAAGATAGAGTTGTATCAGCTTGAAAAAGAATTAAATGAATGGAAAGGCAAATATTATAAAGCCATCCAAGACTTAATTGAAATGAAGTCTGAATTAGAGAGTGTATTATCTCAATTAAATCACATAGAATATCATGAAATGCTGGACACAGAATAATTAAAATAGTACAATAGATTTATGACCTGTATTGTTGCTATTGCCCAGAATGGTGTTGTCTATATGGCTTCCGACCATGCTGCATCAGACGATAAAAGTGGATGGATCCTTTCTAGGAAAGAGCCTAAGTGTTTTAAGGTTGGTCAATACGGCGTAGCATTTACAGATTCTTTTCGCATGGGCCAAATTCTTCAATACATGTGGACTCCACCAAAATATACTCCAACTAAAACAAACTCTGGATTAGATAAGTTTATGAGAACTAAATTTATTGATTCAGTAAAAGCTGCATTCAAAGAGCATGGGTACGGAAGTATTGGATCATCTTCAGAAGAAGACACTGGTGGAATTTTCATAGTAGGTGTTGAAGGTAGAATCTTTACTATAGATGAAGACTTTCATGTAGGGGAAAATATTGTAAACTATATGGCAGAAGGAAGCGGAGGACAGATAGCTTTGGGAGCATTGCATGCTACTAAAAATCAAAAAAATCCTAGGCTTAGATTAAAGGCAGCACTAGAAGCAGCAACTGAGTTTAATATGAGCGTAGCTGCCCCCTATACATACATTCAAGTTTAGTGTATAATTAGTTAATGGATATAAACGACTTAAGACCAGACTACTCAAGATCAATGGACATTAGAGGTGTGCCAACACATGTATGTCCATGTGGTTGTGAGATATGGAACCTCAAAGTCATTTTTGATAGTTGTGAAATTGCAACTTATTTTTTAGATATGGAGTGTGCTAATTGTGGCACACTAGCAACGGCGCCAACGCCACTGGATAGAGAAGAATAAATATGAGATCACAAAGAAGAATTGATATGCTAGAGCTTGAACTATATAAGCTTAGAATTGAATTAGATATAATGCATGAGATTATGAGCAACGTAATTAATACTCAGGTACAAGCGGCGGAAGCAAGAAACATGGATTCTGGTAAATGGTATCCACGCAAGAACCCAACACAAAATTCATAATCTATTGACAACCATCGCTGAATTTAGTAGAATTAGCTTTATGAAAAAACTAATAACTATGGCAATTATTGCCAGCACACTCGCTATCACCACAATGCCTGCACAGGCAAATCTAAAGCCAAAAACAGTTGTCCCAACATTGGCTATTTTAGACACAGCGCTAGACACATCAATCCCATCAATTAAGTCAAGACTAGTTGCTGAGGTATGCATTTTAGATTGGCCATCATGTCCAAATAAAACTAAATTTATGGAGGGCGCAGGAGCATCAGTTCTTCCAATTAGTATGTTATCAACAAATAATTTTAACCATGGAACACAAATGGCTTCTGCAGCAATTGCATCTAACCCAAATATTAATATTGTATTTATTAGAATTGTTGGTAACACAACAAAAGGCGGACAGCAAACTTATGGTCTAAACACTCTTGTAAATGCTTTAACATGGGTTAATAACAACAAAGCTAAGTACAATATTGTAGCGGTTGCATCATCTCATGCTACAAATGCTCCAGTTGTTAAGCGCAGCGCAACATCTAATTACTGTTTGCCAACAGCAGTTGACACAGTAGTTTCTAATTTAAATAACTCTGGCGTACCAGTATTTTTCCCTTCTGGAAATAGTGCTGGAAATCCAAGCATGAAGGGCAAGATCGAGTGGCCAGCATGTATTAGCCAATCAATTGCAGTTGGTGGAGTTGAAACTCTAAATCTAGATAAGCCTCAAGTTTCTTTAACAAGCAACTATGATGTAAAACTTGTAGATCTATGGGGTGAAATCCAGCAGCCAACTATTTATCCTGGAAATGTTAGCGGATATTCTTATGGAACATCTGTTTCTGTTCAGGTAATTGCTGCAAAATATGTGCACTTAAAGGTTGCAAAGCCTACATTGACATCAACAGAGCTAATTTCATTAATGAAGACGGCTTCTGATCCAGTAGAAAACTCTTATGGACAAAATGTTTATCTGTTTAAGTTGAGTAAAATAATCAATGGATAGTAAGTTAACTATCCTTGAAGAAATAATCAAGGACATTGGTGAGGAGTTGTACCAGAAATGGTACAACGCCCTTGCCATTGAAGATAGAACAGAAGAAGCATCAAAAGCAATGTCTGCAAATGCTGGTGAGACAGCATTATGGGTTATTCAAACATTTATGAATAAGTTTAATAATGCAGCGGATGAGCTAAAAGGAGAGTAAGTTGATAGTTACAGATGAAAGCTTTGATAGAGTATTAGATTCTCACAATCTAGTCCTTATTGATTTTTGGGCTCCATGGTGCGGACCATGCTTAAAGGTGTCTCCAATACTAGATGAGATATCAAATGAGCGTGGATTGTGGGTTGGAAAACTAAATGTTGATGAAAATCCTATAAAATCAGCAGAATACTCTGTAACTTCTATCCCTTATATGGTACTATTTAAGTCGGGGAAGCCAGTAAAAACTATTACTGGTGCAAAACCTAAGCATATTATGCTAGAAGAGCTTTCAGAATGGATCTAGAGAATATAGATTCAAATCATTTAGAGTTTGAGATATGGCTCAAAAATGGTTACGATAGAGGCTGGGTCTCAGATGTATTTTGCGATACACACGATGGTCCGCCTTTAACAGATGAAGAAATGCAAGAATGGGAAGAAGGAGGAGATCCCTGCTCTTTCCATGTAAAAGTAAATGCACTACACTAAATTTCTGCGATCAATATAGATCGTAGAGGAAATAAGGAGAATAAATTAAATGAACTCATTTAAGAAAATCGCTCTAGCCATGGTTGCAGCCATGACTTTGGGCACAATGGTAGCAACACCTGCAAGTGCTAACACCATGTCAGTTGTAGCATCCACATGGAATGCCGCAAAAACAGGTGGCGCAGGATATGACACGCCAGCAACTGCTGGAACAGCGCTAACGACTGCAATCGTACGTCCAGTACCTGCAGACAACACTGTTGACAATACAGACGTTGTTCAGATCGTAGCAACAGTAGTAGCAGGAACATCAGTTACTGCAACTTCAACAAATGCAACAATTGTATCTGCACTACACTCAACTGCTGCACCAGTAGGAGCAACATCAGGATCATCATCTTTGACAGTTGCAACTGGTACAGGAACAACAGCAACATTCTATGTCTACACAAAGACAACAGCAATTGGAACAGTTGTAGTTACAAATGGTCCAGTAACGGTAACATACTATGTACAGGGTACTGCTGGTCTAATCAATAATCTATCAGTTTCTGCACCTACAACAGGTGCTGCTGGTACAAAGCAAGACATCGTTGTAACTGCAACAGATGCATTTGGCAACAAGGTATCTGGTAAGTCAATTACAGCAACTGTATTTGCTTCAACAGCAGTTATGGATACAGCAACAGTAACAACTGGTGCTACACTAACAGATTTTGGAACAGCAACCTTTAAGGCTACTCTTCCAACAACAGGAACACGCTCACTAATTACATTTGCTCCAACAACATCAACAGATGCAGTTGCAGCAGCAGTAGTTGGTTTGACTGCTCCGACACTTGCTCCATTCGCAGAGATTTCAGTTCGTGATCTAGTATCAGAACTTGCTGCTGAAAAAGCAGCACTCGTTGCAGAAAGAGCAGCACACGCTTCAACAAAGGCTCAGCTTGAAGCAGAAGTTAAGGCTAAGTCAGCTCTAGCAGAAAGCCTAGCAAAGGCTAATGCTGAGCTACTAAAGGCTACCGCAGAAGCAACTGATGCAAAGAAGGCAGAAGCAAGCGCTCTAAAGGCACTCGCAGATGCAGGCGTTGCTGCAGATAAGATTATTGCACAGTTCAAGTTGGACTTGGAAGCAGCGAATGCTTCACTTGCAACACTTACTGCAGAACTTGCAGAACTAAAGGCTTCACATGCCAAGGCACTTGCTGATCTAAAGGCTACATCAGATAAGGCACTTGCAGATGCAAAGGCTGCTTCAGATAAGGCAGTTGCAGATGCTGTAGCAACAGAGAAGGTAGCGGGTGCAAAGTCACTTGCAGATGCAAAGACTGCATCAGATGCTGCTCTACTCGCTAAGGATGCACAGATTGCTAAGTTGACTGCAGATAATGCTGCAGCGATTAAGTCTATGAAGGCTGCATTTAACAAGTTGGCCACTCAGTGGAACAAGAAGAATCCAAAAGCTAAGGTTACCTTGCTTAAGTAATTAGTTTAATATGGGGCAGGGTAACCTGCCCCATATTTACTATTATGATAAAATTAATACTATGGAATGGGATCACTTTCACGTTATTCAAAAAAAAGTTTTAAATGAATTAATTAAAGAGATGGAAAGTTTAGAAATACCACCAGACTGGAGACCAAGAGAGGTTTTGAGTTTAGTAATTAGAAAATTAAAAGAAAAAGAGGAATCATGTTAACTAGATTAAAGTTTAAAATTTTTGGTTGGCTACGTGTCACACCAAAAGAAGCTATGTTTGAAAAAGTTATTACGGATGCAATTCTAGCATCAATTCAGGCACCAGCCAAGAAGACAGCCAAGAAGGCACCAGCTAAGAAGACAGCCAAGAAGGCACCAGCTAAGAAGGCGGCTAAGAAGGCACCAGCTAAGAAGGCAGCTAAGTAATGGATTCTAAAAGAAAGTCATTGCTAAAGACTATCAGCTGGCCATTTGTACACTTCACTTTTGTTTCTGGAATAATTTACTTTACTCTTAAATATTTTACTGGAGAAGCAGAGTGGGAATATGTTGGTCTTTACGGTCTATCGTATCTAGCGCTAGAGATGTCATTTTTCTTTATTCATGAAAGACTGTGGGCAAAGTTTGGCAAGAAAGTTAAGTAATGGGTAAGCACCTAGATAAAATGCAGAGAGCATTAGCACAAAGACAAGCAGGAACATATGCTAGCGGACAAAAAAAGCCAGGGTCTATGAATATAAAGAAGACTGGATATAGAGGACAGAAGGCTAAAGGCTCTAAGTAATGTTTAGTGGATTTTGCGAAATAAAGGGTTGTGGGAAAAAAGCAACTAGGATTTCAGGCAGTCAGTCAGGCCCAATTATTGATATATGTGATGATTGCTGGCATGAGCAATACAAGTCCTAATCAACTAAATGCTATAATAGAGGTATAAGCGGAATACTAGTCCCGCTTAAATAAATAACCTATAGGAGTAATAACATGTCAGACGGAAAAGACTTAAACGGATTTACATCACCAAAGGTAGATGATTCAACAGTATGGGGCAACAACGAGCAGTACGCAGCTGATCCAAAGGCAGCATTCCCATCAACAGACGTTTCAAACCAGGCGCAGGCTCAAGGTCCAAAGTAATATGTGCATTGAATGTGGATGCGAAAGCGTAGGAAGTGAAACTGGTATAGCTTCAGTTTCAATTCAAGATGTTACTTCTCAAGGAACCTCTGGGGTTACCTTGAGCATGGTTTCAACACCAGAGCAGACTGAAAGGTTTATAAACGAATAATGTGCAAAGATTGCAATTGTGGTAACTCAGAAGACATTAAGTATGAATCTTCTGTTGAGCCATCTATGAATACAAATGTTGTAACAATATCACAAATTAAGGGTGCATAGTGTCAGAAAACGTTGTAAACTCTAACGATACGCCAAAAAGAAATCCTTCTCAGGGTAAATTCAAATCAGGTATAAAAGAAAAAAGACCACCAATGAAGGTTGACGTTAACAAGCATGGAATAAGAAGAGAAACACCAGCAGTAGCACCTAAAAAATTTGGTAGAAAGAAGGTTTAATAATGGAAGCATTATCACAGAACACCAGTCAGCTCGGAGGAAAACTACTTGGCGGAGGAGGAACTGGGATTTGGCAGTATGAAAACTTTCTTTCTAAAGAAGAGTGCGAAGAACTAATTAAATTCTTTAACGCAAATGAAGAGGAGTGGAGATTTATTTGTTTTTATGGATCTTACGGTATGCATGTTGTTTCTCCATTTACTAAGGAGCATGGTACTTCAATAACTGAAGAATATATGGCTAACCTAAGAGAAAGAATGATTCAGTACTGTTCTGATGCTGCTGGAAGACCTATGAAGATTAATAGTATGCATGCACAGAAGTGGGAGATTGGTGCTTATGCAAACGATCACTCAGACAACACAGACCTTGATGGCGAAGATATGGGCTGGGCTGATAACAAACAATACTCTGGGATATATCTAAATAGTCAACCAGACTATGAAGGTGGAGTTTTGAAGTTTAGAGATCACAACCTAGATGTTGTTCCGCCTACGGGATCTTTTGTATCATTCCCTGGAGGCGTAGAAAATATTCATAGCGTTACTGAGATTACTGCTGGAACAAGATACACGATAGTAATATTCTGGGATTATGCAGATGCATGGTACTCTGAAGCACAATTGCAAGAATGGGAAAGATTAATTTTTAAGGAAAGAATTCATCAATATCAATTGAAGCAGCAATGGAAAGACAAGGTAGCACACCCTTTGCTAGAAAATCCATATGCTGGATTAGACAACCCAGAAGAATTACCAGAAGGACTAATGGAAAGCTTGACTTCTGCAGACATTAAGTGTAATGCTAGAAGAAATCAAGAGGCAGCAATTAAAGCTGGTAAGGTTCCAGCTGGAGTAGTTGTTGACCAGATAATTACAGAGGAAGATGTTTGATCTAGAATCAGCCGTAAAGCATCACGGCACATTTATTTTTGGATCACCAGAAAGCTCAATTGGAATAAATAAAGACGGTGATTCATACGACTACTCTTTTAATACTGAGACTGGAAGAGTTTCTTACGATAAAGATATTGATAATACTTACTTAGTTTATCTAAATAACACCTATACAGAAAAAATTGAAAAAAGAAGATTGACTTTAGAGCAGCTTACAAAGTGGTTCTACGATCTATCAGATGAATATTTTAATGAAAATGTAAAGAATATAGCTCTGGAGGAAAATATATAATGGAATTAAATGAGATAGACGATAGCGATCTGTACTCAGAAAGAGGATCTAATTTTCCAAAATATTTTTTGAAAAACAAGGAAATTCTAGAAAATAGAAAAGTCATAATAGATAAAGATTTGTGGTACATTCCAGACTTTCTTACAAAAGAGGAGCTTGAATACTTAAAGCCATTTTGTGATGATAAAACTGGCTGGTACCTAACATCAAGATCTAGCTCTATTAGAAATAAATTTATTGGTGTTAACTATAGAATACACCCAGAAGGAACAGTCTGCCCAACACGTGGAATAGATTTAAGTAACAGCGCAATATTTCCAGATGAAACAGATTCAAGATACCATCCAGAGTTGTGGTACAAGCCTGAAGGAGTATTCGATAGAATGAAAGTGGTTCTTCCAAATAGACTAAATGAGGATATCACTCTACAATCATTCTGGCCTCTGGATGACTCAGATCATAGTGGTGCATACCAATGGCACTGGGAAAAAAGTATGGCAGCAGAGCTAGGAGACACAGAGTTCAATGACTTTGGAATGACAGCGGCATGGTCAATATATTTAAATGAAGATTTTGAGGACGGTAATTTAGAGTTTTCATATAAGCCATATGTCATTAAGCCTAAAGCTGGAATGTTAATATCAATTCCAATGACAAAAGAATTTACTCATCGTGTAACTCCAGTAAAAAATGGAGAAAGACATACCCTTTATGGAACATGCTTTCAAGATTTAAACGATAGAGAAATTTCTAATGGAGAAACCTGCTAACTATTGACTAGCTATCTTGGTTATAGTATAATATAATATATGAAAACACTTATTATTATTTTTATTTTATCTTTAGCTGTCTGCGGATATCTGGGATATAAACTTTATCAAGAAATTTCTGTAATTATGGAAGCAAAAAAAATACAAGATAAATCGGCACAGGATCGGTTTTGGGCAAGTCAACAGTCGTTCGAGGAGTAAAAAATGATTAAGCCATTTGGCAACTTATTGTTAGTTAAAGAAAATAAGGTAGAAGACAGAACCACATCGTCTGGTATAGTTTTAATGGCTTCGCTTAGCGATTCTCCTCTCAGGGTTGGAAAGATACTTGATCTTGGAAATGGTGAACATAACTATAAGGGTGAGCTTATACCAATTAATGGATTGGCCATTGGAGATAGTGTGTATTACAATCAAAACAGTGGCACAGATATTGAAGATGAAGACGGGGAAAAGTATTTGCTTTTGAATACAAAGAGCGTACTAGCAATTAAGAGGTAAATTTGAGAAACAAATTTAACTTTAAGGTTTTATCTAACTCAGTTGTTCTTCAGGTTAAAACCAAATCACCAGAGAAGTGGCTTCTTGTAGACAGAGAAACTGGACAGGTTTATCAGGGTAGCGAAAATGGACATTGGGATAGATTAGATCCAGTTATAAAATATACTGATGATTCTACTATATTGTAACTAATTTAGCGAAAAAAGTGCGGCGGAAAATAGAAGGCTATTGACAGTACCTGTCGTATATTATATAATAAACTATAATGATAAAAAAACTTGTATGTAAAATTAAAGGCCATTTTCTTGTAAATGCAGGAACATGCCCATATACTGGATCAACATATCAATATTGTGAAAGATGTGAGACAATGATTCCAATTCAGGTGGCAGTGTGAAAGAGCCAAGAATAATGAAGATGGACTGGCGTTCATTAGGATACTGGCCTGTGTACAAAGATGGAAAGCTTACTTGGGAAAGGGATCCAGATGAAGCAGAAGATAACCTTTTACTCTAAAAGAAAGCAAAACATAGGAAACGAGCATATTCCAGAGCCATCCAAAAGTGCTATTCCAGAATGGTTTTCTTCGGCGGACAAGCATAGAAAAATGCCTAACGGTCTTTATGAACTTAACCTTGTTACTAAAGATGGTAAACAAGAATTTGAAAGAGTCTTATCTTGGAAGTCTTGTCCAGCGCTTTTAGATGCAGTAATATCTGGCTATGTATTAAAAACTCCAGTTGATATAAAAATAAATAAGGTCAACGGTAATCCACATATTTCTAATATTGAAGAGTGTGGCTATTTTTGCAGCATGCGAGGTTATCAAGAAGGATTGCCTACTCCACATGGATATGAAGACCTACAACTTCAATGGATTACAAACTGGGTTCCAAAAGTCCCTGCAGGCTACACAACTATGTGGACTCACCCTTTAAATAGATTTGATTTACCTTTTGTTTCTATATCAGGTTTTGTAGATACAGAATCTTATAATCAAAGGGGAAAGCTTCCGTTTTTTATAAAAAAAGATTTTGAAGGAACAATACCAGCAGGAACTCCATTTATACAGATATTTCCAATTAAAAATGAAAACTGGCAGATGGATTTAAAGTTATATACGGAAGAAGAAATAGAAGAAAATGATCAAGTAGATTACAAAATAACACATCTACAAGATTCTAGTAAATCTAATTACAAAAAAAGTTTTTGGGTAAAAAAACAATATGAATAGGAGCAAAAATGATTGAATGGTTGGCAAGACGTATATTTAGTTGGACAAGCCTTAGAGAATACATCTTTGATGAAGTTCATCTATATGATCATTTAGATACAATTGTTAATGACCCAGAAGGAATGAAGATAGCATCCTCAAGCTGGATGGAAGGCGATATGTGGTATGGTTGGACATATGATAGTAACGCAAAGCGTTACTACTTTGACGATATTGGTAATAAATCCCTTATCGGTTTATGGGAAGATCAATTCCTAAGCAAGGCAGACTAACATTTCAGGTTCCTATAATGGTCGTAGAGCGGTTTCCGAAACCGATAATGAAGGTCCGATTCCTTCACCTGGAGCTTAGTGTCTAAACATTGGGAAGATAAGTCTCAGTGGATAACAAATTGCCCTATTTGTTATTGTGCAGTAACTCATCAATTAAGAGACTATCATATTCAATATCATGAAGATTTGATCGCAATTAGTGAGGTCGGCGAAAATAGAGAGATCCCAGTCAACTACGTTGACACAACTGATGGTATAATAGATACCTAACGATAAGGGTATATTAAATATGGAACAGTGGGTAAATAGCTACGCCTCATACGTGCTTGTTTTAAGCGGTGCTGCAGCTATGTTTGTAATTGGCAGGAAGAAAAGATTTGGTTGGCTCTGGTTCATATTTAATGAATTTATGTGGACTGCATATGCTTTGATAACAAAGCAGTACGGTTTTATTCTTGGCGCTATCCTTTATGGGATAGTAGGTGTTAAATCTTATTTACACTGGTCTAAAAAGGGAATAAACAAGATACATTAATAGGGGGAACCAATGGCATACTCTAGATTTACAGACAGCGACATTTATATATACGCTCATGTAGGCGGATGGATAGAATGTGCTGCATGTTGGTTAAATGAACGTTCAGATGAATACTCTTTATTATCAATGTCAGAAGAGATCCATGATGATGGACATTTAATTGCTCATGTACGGGAGCATATTAAAGCAGGGCACGATGTACCAATAGGGCTATTAGCCGAGATCCTAGATGATCCAGAAAGATATGGTAAAATATGAGTATGGATAATATTGAATTAACAGATGAAGAGATCTCAAAAGGGTATCAATCAGAGAACCCAGATGAAGATAAGTGGGACAACATTGAGAAGGCTTGCTGGAGCGGATACAAGCAGGTGGGTATGAAGGACAAGGGCGGAAGAAGAGTCCCTAACTGCGTACCTGTAAAGAAGTCCCTATTTGGCACAGAAGGCCCTCAGAAGCTCATACCAAGGAATAAGTAATATGGGTATATTAGATAACCTTGAAGCCTACTTAGAATCGGCGGAAGAGGCAGAAAAGTGCCATTACTGCCAAGCTATAGCTACATATAATGACCTAGCAGAAGTAGATAGAACCTATCAAATAGTAGGTGTATGTGCATGTCATGCATATAAAGGATTAGTTTCATAATATAGATCGAAAAAGTGAAGTCGAAAAGTAGAGACCTCTTGTCAGTACCTGACATAAATGTTATAATAAATACATGCTGCAGAACTTAGAAATACCTGATCCCTTTGCTACTTTTGTGGCACATAAATATGCCAACTTTAAGGGAGCTAAATATGACTTCTTTAGCGGTGAATGGGATATGGCATGCGGTGCATGCCAAGAGCCATTGAGCGCTCCAACTAAAAAGATATTGACTAAGATCAGACTATATCACACTAGAAATGAATGCATGGGTGGATACTAATTAAGAACCTAAACCAGGTATTTAAGCCATATAAAGCTCAATTTGATAGATGTCCCCTACACATCAAGATCATAGCCGTTTTGTGCGTTATGTACCTATCTGTCCCAATTGACCCATTTGATATACTATTTCCCTGGATGGCATTTAGTGATGATCTATTCATAGCAGGCATCCTACTCAAGATATTGCACAAACACGGCGGGCTACCAGAAGAGGATAAGACTTCCCCTATAGACCTACTAAGAGATATATTCAAGAGAGTAGATAAGAAACAAGAGCCTACCTCCTTAGCAGCACATTTATTTATAGATAATGTATGCAAGAATTGTGGATTGAAAGAGGTGTAATAAATGATAGATAAGATTATAGGTAGAAATCCTAATTGTTATACAGGAGGAGATTGCTGGAATTATGACTATTCAGATAGATGGTTGTTACTATTCGGTATTGCAATATCAATAGTATTCATAGCCCTAAAAATACGCTCAATAAGAGGTGGCAAATAGATATGGCAAAAAAACGGAAGTTCAATTGGGATCAACAGGTTAAATATGCCCAAGAAGCATTAGATAAGAATAAAGCCCTAATAGAGTCTACATCTAGAGGAACTAATGCAAATAAGGCTTCATCTTGGTCTAGAAGACCATCTAAGAACAAGAGCCCATTGCAATAAATTAGCTCCTACCCATTATATCCCCCTCCCTTTAATCTCCCTTGTATGAGCCTCCTAGAGGCTTATTTAGTGGAGTATTGTGGAGTAAAGTGGAGAATCATACTATCAATTTAGATCCAAATACTATCATTATATATAGTTAAACATATGTGTGTAATGGAACGTTACCATTTGATGGGTCATAATGTCAATAGGGCCCATATAAAGCATATTGGCCAATGTTTGTCAATAGATATTCCAGGAAATTTTTTTACTTGTTCGTAAAGAGCAATTTTGGCCCATATTTATGGCAAAAAATTATGTCTAATTCTGTATAATTTGTCTCATATAATGAGATATTTTATACAGATATTGACAGATTTTATTCGATTTGCTACAAATTCCAGCGTATTTTTATATGCGTCGTAAAGAAGAAATTTGGCCCATAATTTGGGCATACAAAAATGGGACATATAGTATATAAACTATATGCCCCATAGGGGAAAGCTATATTAGAATGAATCTAGATCCATTATGTACTTGCTATCTCTTACTCTTGTTTCTTCAAGGGATTTGATAGTTAGGTTTCTATCCACCGCCCCGTATTTTGCCTCAATCATATCGTTGAGAGCATCAGCCAGAAGCAATCCTTCGGATGTATATCCTTTATCCCATTCTGACTTTAATCTAAGGGAATTATATTGGATAATATATCTAACTAGTTCCATTAGCCTGTCTTGTGTATACAAGGTATGTTCAGTTGTTAATACATTAGCCATTACTGCTGGTGAGAAGTTAGCATTATTTAGATAGTCTGTTAGTTTTTCTGCCGCTTTGAATTCGTTCGCCTTAGCCATGAGTTCCGCCTTTCGTTTTGATTATACCATTGACCACTGACATTTGTAAATGAAGCGAGGTTCCTCCCCTTTCCCGTTTTCCCACAGAGAGGAGGAACCCCACACTTAGCTTATTACTTGACGTTCTTCTTGTCTGTGAAGACTACGCCCTCTTGTGCTGCCTTGCTGATAACGCCTAGAGCTGCAGCTGAAAAGCGACCACGCTTTCCTACAGTAATTCCCTGGGCCTTTAGGTATTCACGAGTTGTTGTTGGTGTTGACATTAGTTTGATCCTTTCTAGATCTTTGTTATGTATATTATATCCGAATTTCGGGGTTTTGTAAATAGGGTCGTAAAGCAATATTTTTGCCCGTGTCCCTTAGCTTAATGACCGTTATGTCCGATTTGTCCATAACGGCCAAAGCTATCTCTATTTAATTGTTATTCTACTTCTTCGATGTTGTATGGTTCTATTTTGTTGCCCTCGTTACGAGCAGGAAGTTTCTTCCAGTCTTTTTTAGGTGTTGCCTCTGCAGTATACCAAGCCTCGTCACGATTCTCGGCGGTTACCACAATGTAATACTCCTGAACCACATCACCGTAGACTTTATACTCTTGACTCATAGTTCCACCTGTTCTATCTTATCTTTAATTAATTTAGAAATGATATTGTGTGCCTCGATGTTTTCTGTTTCGGAGCCACCCCATAGCAATTCTTGGGCCTTGCCAAGTTGATCGTTTAAGTACTTATCACTCATCTTCATCTTCTTCCTCCTCCTCTTCATCTTCAGGGTCAACAATGTATTCCCTGCTTAACATCCAATCCAAAACTTCTTCGTTATGTTGTTCAGCGCCCCACTCTAGAGAGAACCCCATACCAGCCTCCACGGCCTCACACAGGTGGTTCCACATGTCTTCTTGGGTTGCCTTGGCAACATAGGTGTCATCCTCTAGAATGCCATTGATTGTCGACCATGTCCACAACCAAACTAATGATAGACCTAAGTCAGTGCTGTCTAGAATTTCTAAACATTTGTTTAGTTTATCTTTATCGTCAGGCTTCATCCCGTGCTCCAATCGCAAATGATAGTTGGTATGTTAGATTATATAGTTCTACTAGCATGTCTAGGCGCCCTTCACATTCTGTTCGGACCATAGAATCCATTGCCTCTTCAGACAACTCCTCCTGCTCTAATGCGCTTGCTAAGTCTTGCTCAGCAATTAACATTAGATTCTTTAGTTCTCCGTGCATTATATCTAATCCACTAACACCTGCATTGACCATGCGTTGCAAATGGGGCGGGAGCCCAATGTCTTCTCTATTCATTATTCATACCTTTCGTTAGAAGAGTTCATTATATCAGTAGCCACTGACAATAAATGCTTGGTAGCATAAATTTGTCCCTCTATATCTACTACATGTAAAGACATAGGATTTTCTTCTAGGTCTTGTTCTAAACTAATTAGATGTAGCTTCATGTACTCTAGAAAATGTGATGACCTAGTCAACATCGTGAACATACTCCTCTGCCCACTCAGGTGCTTCGCCTTCTACCCAATCTAATTTAACATCTACATCATATTCCTGGCCTTCGGGCCAACCAGTCGTAACGACTAACTCTGTCCCGTCCTCAAAAAATATTTGCTCAACAACTGAGCGGTATGTAATTTCACGAGATTCAATTTGCATTATCGAAATACCCTTCTGCCCATAGTCCCTGGAGGAAGTCTTGTGCTTTTAGTAGCCCGTCTACAACGGGATCTTCATCAACACGAACTATATCTGATTTAAGAATATAGAAAAGCTTGGCGTCATGCATAGCATTTCCCATTTCATCTATATCTGTTTTAGTGTAGCCTAACATCACACTCTTCCTCCCGCTAATATTTCGTCAATAAAATCTACAGCCATATCTAGATTATCTTTAACTTGCCCTTCGGGAGTTCTTTTTGAGACGGCTTCAATAGAAGTTCTCATACTCCTCAAATTCTTATTTGTATAGTATCCTAGTATCATAAGCAGTATTCATCTCCTTCAATATAACCATAGTATTCATTATATGATTGTTTTAAGTTGTCGGGAGCAAATTGCATGAACATATATTCAGCATATGCTGTTCCCTCATCTAAATTTTTATTGTTCCATTGTTCAAAGAGATGTTGCTCAATATCTACTTGAATTGCTCCAAGGATATGTTCTCCTACTGTATCTGTAAATGCTTCCATTATGCTTCCACCTTTCTATATTCGGGTACTTTAGTGTCTAAGTATATCTTATGGGTCTGACAAATTGCGACAGCCTCTAGGTCAGCATTGCCTAGCCAGTTGCAGTTGCCACAGATTTCACCGCAGTCATTGTCGCAGTATTCCATTTGGTCGGTTGCATCACAATCACGGCACATGTTATCGTATTCTGATTCTGATATAACTTCTCCACGGAGGAATTCCATTTCCCCACCCCAACCTGTTTCTTCTTCGTATGATAAAGTAAATAGTAGATTAGGATACTGTGCAGATAGTTTAGAGATAGCGCCAAGAGGTCGTGACCATGCAGTGTTAAAGTTGTAATGAACTACATAGTTCTCGCCATTTTCTGCTTCTTCAATAGTTGTATCAGGATACTTATTATCCTCGGCTACAGCAACATCCCACTTGGTTCCCCACTCACGCACATTAAAGTTATACCAATCGTTGGTCTCAAACTTCATTGCCTGAGAAAAGTCGGTGGAACGAGGAGGCTGTCCATGATATACCTCATCAGTAATACCAGCATCTCTATAGTTATAGATATTATGAAAAGCAAAGATAGGATTAACATACTTAGTCTGCTTGACATCATATGATAAATCACCTACTGCAGTAATAGAATAAACAAATGGCTTATTCATTTGCTTGATTAGAGATTTTACTTGCTCAGGATTACCTTCAATAGTTAATCCATTAAATACCCAATTTGGCATTTTATATCCTTTCGTTGATATGTTCCAATTATACAATGGACCACTGACAAATGGAATAGAATTGGCATGTGATACATGCCACATGATTCAGCTTTGTGGTCAAGATCACA